TCCCGCCGCGCCATTGTTGACATCGAGCGTCACGCGGACCCATTTCGTCGACCCATCAGCCAGACCAAGCGGCGCCGTGGACCCGACCGACTTGAGCGTCGTGCCGTCCTCCGACCAGTAAAAGCCGAGAAACCCATTCGTCAACCGGAACAGGTAGGAAAATTGCGACGAGTCAGTCAGCTCCTTTGAGAGAAAATCGAAGCCGGTAGCGGCTGTCCAGTCATTGCAAGCGACCCTGACGCGGATATCGATGTCACCGGTAATCGCGAGCGCGGCCGAATCCGGCGTGCTCGCGTCATTTCCGCTCACACCCGGCAACCACAGGAACGTCGGCTTCGCCGGACCGGTGGGCGCCTCTCGCACCGCCCGGTTGCGCGCGATGATCTCGGCGTCGCGCCCGGGGTCGTCATAGAGGTCGTAGGCGATCGCGAGCGCCGGCAGAGTCGCGCGCGGGACGTAGTCCACCAGGCGCGCGAGATCGGCGCCGCGGCTTGTGATGTCGCGAATCATTGCCGAGCGAAGGGCCACGAGCTCGTCATACATCGGGTCGGCCGCCACCAGCATCAGTGCGTCGATGCCATCGGCGAGCTCGGTGCGCACGCTGTCCGCGTCGTCGAACGAGGCGAACTCGATCTCGGCCGCGACCCGCGCCGCCTCGGCCAACGCGGTGCGCTGCACCAGGGCCACCATCGCGGCCTGGTTCGCCGCCTGCTGTATACGAGAGGGCGTGGCAACGGCGATCTCGGCAAGCCCAGAGCCAAAGCCGAACAGCGCGCGCAAGCCCGCCAGGGCGTGCTGCGGGGCGGCGACGATGCCGCGGAGGCCATTCATGAGGCCGATCACGGTCGTCGCCAAAGTGGCGGGCGCGCGAACGAGCGTCGCCAGTTGGTTACTCATGTTGTTCAAGCGCGGCAGGAAGTCCGAAAGCGGTCCGCTGGTCGTCGGCATCGCGTTCACCGCGGCGCGCACACCGGCCACTGCGCTATTGAGGACCTCGATCGCCGCATTCGGCACGAACTCGGGCCGGTTGTCGACCGAGAAGCTCGAGGAGAAGTCCTCGGCGATGCCGAGCTCGGCAAGGTCTGCGGCATCCTCGACCAGGGCGCCGGTGTTGCTATCGGCCTGCGGGAACTCCTGCTGCCCCGCCTCGACGCAGGTGAGCGTGAAGCGCGCCATGCCGCCCTCGGCGGTGCTCTCGCGCAGACGCGACTCGGTGACCACCATCTGCATCTCGCCAAGCCACGGGTGCACCAGCGGCCCCGGTCCGGGGCGCTCGATCGCGGCGAGCAGCAGGTCGCGCGCGGGCATGTGATTGAAGCCGTTCTCGCCGGTGGCGAGCACGTAGGCTTCGATGGTGAAGGTGCGCGCCTTGCGGCCGAGGTCCTCGACGAACGGCAGATCGCGCAACGGGTATTCGTGCAGCACCGTGCGCCGGCCGACCGTGCCTTCGGCCGAGTCGACCAGGAACTCCGCGCCGCGATAGCGCGCCTTGCGCAACGAGTCGCGCCAGGTGCTCATTGCAGCAGCGGTGCCGTCCTGCAGCAGGGCGCGCCGTTGATGCGCGCGATGGCGATGTCCATGTCGTAGCGCACGCCGCCGCAGGTGACCACCGGGATGCGCACCGCGGTGTTGCCGCGTTCGGACATCTGGTCCATCGCTTCCTGGATCAGCTCCCTGACGGTTGCGTTGTCGTTCACGGCATCACCATCATCGGGCCGCTGTACACCTCGAGGTCGACGTCGGGGTTGTCGCTCTTGAGCGAAGCGACCCGGGCGCGACCGGCCTGGTCGATCTCGATCTTGATGGTGCCGCCGACGTTGGCCTGGCCGGCGCCCGCCGGCCCGATCGCGCCGGCGACGGCATTGAGCGCGATGCCGGGGAGCGTGTAGCGCTTCGCCCAGTCGGGCACCAGGCTATTCAACGCGACGATCTTCTGGACGATGTAGTCCCAGATCCCCTTGAAGAATTCCTTGATCGGATCCCAATACTTGTAGATGAGCAGGGCCGCGACGGCGATGCCGGCGACGGCCAAGGCGATCGGATTGGCGAGCATCGCCGCGCCGATCGCTGCGATTGCGGGCACAACGGCGTAAAGCGCAAGTCCCACCTGCGCCAACGCACCTAGCAACATCACGAACTTCACAGCCACCAGCGCAATGATGACGTTGTCCCAGCCGCCCATCGCGCGCGCGATCGCGTTGGCCGCTATTGTCAGCGTCCCCAGGGCGGCCGCGATCTCGATAACCGCGATGATGAACTTCGGAAGGCTCGCGGAGATTCGGTCGAAGAACTCCTTCATTTTCACTCCGACCATCTCGCGGTTCGCTTTCGTCCACTCGATGATCGCCTCGCCGACCTCGTTGATCAGCGGGATCGCAGCGACGGCAATCACCGCCGTCAGGCTCTTGATCACGCGCCACACTTTCTGCATGCCGTCGCCGGACTCCTTCATCTTCTTGATCGTGACATCGTCCAGGATCACGCCGAGCGATTCGGCCTCGTCGCCTACTTCCTTCAGGCCCTTGCGGCCCATCGAAAGAGTCTGGTTGAGCCGATTGCCCGAGCGCCCGAGCAGCGCCATCGAGAGATCGGTACGCAGCGCCCCTTCCGGCAACTGCGACATGGCGTCGGCAAGCTGGTTGAGCATGGCCGTGGGATTGTTCAGGTTCGCGCGCAGGAACTCCGCGCTCATCCCGGCGCGCCTGAACCAGGTCGCCATCTCCTGGTTGCCCAGGGCGGCGCTCACGGCGTTGCGCTCGAGGAACTTGAGCGCGTTGCCGGCGTCCTCGGCGCTGCCGCCGTCCAGGGTGAGCGCGTAGGCGAGCCGCTGGAATTCGCGCGTGGAGATGGCGAGGTTCTTGGCCATGTCGTAGATCTGGCTGCCCTCGTCGATCATGCGGTGCAGCGGGTAGAACGCGCCGGCGGCGGCGCCCGTCATCAGCGTGAGGTTGGTCGCGATGCCGCGCACCTGGCCGGTGAGATTGCCCCAACGCTGGCTCACGCGCTGCAGCGGCCCGTTGGTGGCCTCGAGCATGCGGTGCACCGCGCGGATCGGCGCCGTGGCGCGGTCGATCGCCTCGATGATGAAGGAGAGCTTCAGAGCCATTTTGAGACGATGTAACAACCCGGTAAAAACCGGGTATTTACCCCTTCAGTTTCTCGTTGATCTTCGCCGCCTCGTTGTGCCATACGAGGAGCTCGTCCATGTCCATCTCGAGCAGCTCAGAGAGCGGGGTATGGAGCGTGAACGCGACCTGCGCGATCACTTCCCGCCAGTTGGCGGGGATTGGCCCAAAAAATCGGCAATGACCTCCCCGGCTGCGGTGATGTCCTCGGCGTCCATGAGATCCACCGTCGACGGTGGAACGCCGGCGCTCGCGGCGATGAGCGCGAGGGTCTTGCCGATCTCGCCCTTGGCCGCGTCGACCGCGCGCATCTTGCGACCGTTCAGGCGCTTGAAGTGCAGCTCCGAGACCGTCTCCGTCACCGCGCCGTCGGCGTCCTTGATCTGGACCGGATACTTGAGCTTGAGGACGCGCTCGACGACCCGCAGCCGCTCCGGTGCGACGTCGCTCACGAGCGCATTTCCTCGGCCTTGGGTCCGGCGAACTTGAGCGGCACCTTGCCGCCGTCACCGGCGGTCGCCTGCGGCGGTTCGGTGAGGAAGGCGTTGCGCATGACGTAGGTCTGGCCGGTGTCGCACTCGAAGGTGATGGTGGCGTCGGCGATGTTCGCGAGCTCGTCGAGGCTCGTTTCGGTGCTGACGGAGATCTCGCATTCGAGCGTGGACTCCTTGATTTTCTCGGAGAAGCCGTGGACGTTGTTCGCGCCGATCACCGGGTTGCGCTCCACGCCCCCGAGGCTGATCTTCGCGTCCGGCATCGACTCCAGGAGCTTCCCGTCCCACTTGATGAACGCCTTGCCCAAACGCTGCGACATGATTGACTCCTTGTATATACCTAGCGGTATATGACTACAGCCGGAACTGCACCTGGCCGGCGAACACCCGGAACTGGTTGATCACATCGGGCGGGATGACCGCGTCGACGCGGTTGGCATCGGTCGCGTTGCGCTCGACGACCAGTTCACGCTTGAACTGCTCGAAGCCTTCGGCGAGGCCCGCTTCCTCCCACTGCCGGAAGAGCGCGAGCAGCTCCGCCTTGATGGCGCGCGGCGTGACGATCGCCTGTCCGGGCCCGAAGCGCGTGCCGTCGTTGGCGAGCTTGCACCGCGGATACTTCTGCGCGCTGCGCGCGCGCACCGAGCAGCGCAGGTACGCCAAGGTGCGCAGCGTCTCCACGTCGAGGAAACTCACGTCGTCCACGCCGAAGGCGTTCAACTGGTACTCGGTCACCAGGCGCTCGATCAGCACGCCGCCCCCCGCGTCCACGGTGAAAGTGGCGATGCCGTCGTTCAGGAGAATGTTGCGCTCGGCGCGCGTGGCGCGATCGGCTTCCGCCGGCGCCTTGATGCCCGGCAAGGACAACGTCTGGCGCGGGCGCGCAGGATCCGGCTCGAAGGCATCGACGGCGCCCGTGACCGCGGCCCACTCCCAGGGCGGCGTGGGCGATTTGCCCGAGCCCATGAGGGTGACGAACGCGCTGTTGCGCGAGGCGCCCAGCGCATCCATCACGCCCTGCGTGCCGGAGACGCCGGAGAACGCGTGTCCTTCCTTTTGCACCATCGGTCCCCAGCGGCTGGTGAGCTCGGCCTCGAGCAAAGTGAGGTTCGCGGCGTCGGTGTAGGGCACGATCCAGGTGTGATACTGCTCCGCGCCCAGGGCGGCGATCGCCGTGCTCAAGACCGGGTTGGCGGTCCCGGCCGCTCCAGCGGCGATCACCAGCACGATGCCCTTGGGCGTGCGCTCGCCGAAGAAGTAGTTCGCGCGCACGTCGATATAGTTGCCGGTCTCGCCCTTGTGGCGCGCGGTGAGCGTGACGACGTTCGTCACCACGCCGGAGGTCACATCGAGGTCCGCGTTGACGGCGTTCACGGCGGCGTTGATCGCGGTGGCCACGGTGTTCGCCGTGTCGCCGCTGGTGACCGCCACCTGCACCTGGCGCCCGCCGATATAGAGGTTGATGGTGCCGCTCTCGGTCGCCGGCCCGGTGACGTTGATGGTGTAGGTCGCCTTGACGCCGGCGCCGTTTTCGTCCAGCGCCACCGCCCAGCATTCGGTGAGACTGTTCGCGCTTTTAAGCGCGGCGAGCATGTGCGCGAGCATCGAGCCGAAGCCGAACGCGTCCTGGGCCTGCGCGGCCGAGATGATGCGCGTGGGCACCGCCTGCAGCACGCTGCCGGTGGCGAGGCGCGTACCGATCACCAGGATCTTGTGCTGGATCGCGGGCAGTCCCTGCACCGCGCGCGAGTTGTCGAACTCGATGTACTGGCCGGGCGTGCGGATGTTGATCGGGATCAGGTTGAACGAGATCATGCGCTACTCCTTTTTGCCCTTGGTGAAGGGCTTCGCCTCGATGACGTCGCCATCGCGCAGGCGCCGCAGCCAGTACACCTCGTTGCCCGAGACGGCCTTGCCCTCCGGCGGCAGCGGCTCGCCCGAGGCGGGATCGACCACGCGGGCACCGGCGGCGGGGATGAAAAAGTTCTCCGCTTTCATGGCTGCTCGCTCGCGATCCTCGAGAGGCGCGCCGCCACGAGCTTGGCTCTTTGCGCCGCCGCCTCGATATCGCCTTCGTCCATTTCGGCGAGCAGCTCCTCGACACCGAGGACTTTGCCCGAGGCGAGGCGCTTCTGCTGGATCTGGTAGAGCGAACTTTGCATGCTCTGAAAAGCCGCCGCACCCTCAGCGGCGGCATTCAGCCATGTGAAAAGGGTGACCACTGAACCTGCGCTCATCATCGACCTCCTTGGGCTTGCGCTTCGAGCACGCGCCGCTCCAGATCGGCGAGCAGACTTCGCGCGGCGGCAAGACATTGCTCCTGGGTGCGCGCGACGCCCATGCACAGGCCCACGCTCCCCGCCCCGATGCTCCCCGCCTGGCGCAGCCACCGGCGAATCTCCTGCACTTCGCCCTGGTACTTGATGCCCGTGTCCGGGTCGAACGACTTGCCGGGCTCCACGCACTTGCCCATCACGAACTGCGTGCAGGTGAGGTTCGTGATCGACGCGCTCGCTTTGCGTGCTGCCAGGTCGGCGCGTTCAATCTCCTCCAGCGTTCCGTCGGGTTCGCGCGGCTGCGGGCCGGTAGCGCAGCCACACAGCGCGAGGGTTGCTGCAAGGATGAGTGTTCTAATCATGGGTCGGGATTCCTTTCGCCAACTGAGCATCGTCCTTGTTTGGGACCCAGTAGACTAGAAGCGCCGTCAGGACCGCGGTCACCACGTCGACGATCACCGCCTCCTGTCCGGAGAGATCCACACCATGTCGCGCGGCGAAGCTGATTCCAAGCCCCACCACCGCGGCGATGAGTTTCGAGTAGGCTGTCATCTGAGATGAACCTTGCCCAGGTCAAAACGTAGTGGGCTGCGCGACCGCGCGTGTCAGCGCCATGAAACCTTGCTGGAGCGTTGTCGCGCCGATGGACACCCAGCGTTGATCGATGCCGAAGTCTGCCCTCAACTTCTCGACCAGCGCTTCGATTTCGGCGGATTTCGCCTTGATCTCGTTCACGAGCGCGATCTCGGTCGGGCTCAGTTCCCGATAGCCGGTGATGTGACGGTGCTGGTTTTCCATGCATCCTCGCTAGACCTGCGCCAACTGCACGTTGTCCTCGGCGTCGGGCTTGCTCGTGGTGAAGTCGCCGTCGAGCCACTTCTGCCGCTCCGCGTCGCTCTCGAATTTCGGGATGTCGTAGAACGCGTCGAAGGTTTCGAACGGATCGAGGGAATCGAGGTCCACATCCGCGGGCAGCGCCATCGGCATTTGGAAGGTGGCCGCGTAGACCGCGAGGCCCTGGTTGTCGATCTTGCCTGAGTAGAGGTTCTGCAGATCCACCAGCGCGAGCGAGCCTTCGCCGGGCACGACGTAGCCGTGCAGCTGCGCGATCATCACCTCCATGATCTCGTAGGCGCCGATCACGGCGCCGTCGCCGCGGCGCCGCGCGGCCTCGCCGCTCGCGTGTCCGGTGGCGGCGATCACCACCCAGCGCGCGAGGATGTTCACGGACTCCCCGCCGTATTCCTTGGGCGCACCGCCGGCGAAGACGACGAACACGCCCGGCACCTGGCGCAGGAGCCGCTTGAACATCTCCTCGTCCCAGTCACCGGGCAGCGAGTCGACCGCTTTCAATTTGGTATTGAAGAGCACCTTCAAGCGCTCGATCAGGTTGTCTTCGATGGCCTTGATGCCCATCAGTAGTCCGACAGGGTGTCGCGTGTGAACGTGCGCTCGCCCGCATCGTCGGCCTTCGGGCCGCCGGCGGCCGCCGCGGGTTGCTCTGCGGCATCCAGGCCGAGGCTGATGTCGCCCTTGCCCACGGAGCGCAGGTACGCGACAGTCGACTCGTAGCGCTTGGCAACTTGCTCGGTGACGCGGTCGTCGTAGAGGTGGTAACGCGCGATGTCGCAGGCGTTCCTCTTCAGCACCTGGGGCACGTTCGCAAGCGGCAGCGCGTAGCGGCCGGAGAGGTAGCCGTCGATCTCGGCCGACGCGTCGATGAGCGCCTGCTCCAGGGCCGGATCGTCGATCGAGGTCGCGGCGTTGTTGTCCTTGTTGGTGAGCTGCACCAGCTCGGTTTCGCCGAAGCGGTCGATCATGTCCTGCTTGACTGCGTAGCCCACGTCTCTCTCGGTCCATTTTCAAGCCCGGGCCGCACGTCCCGCGGTTTCCCGGATCGGCGGGCTCCCCCCCGCGCCAGAGGGCGTTCCGGCGCGGGGGATCAAAGCCTCCACGGAGGTGTTCCTACTTGTCCTTGTCCTTCTTGGCGGCGGCGCCCGGCGCCTCGATCGCGGGCGGGTTCATCGCGAGCAGCGGCTTCGCCTCCTTGTCGGAGAGCTCGATGTCCTCGCCTTCTTCGTAGCGATCGCGCTTGAACTTGATCGGTGTCTTTGCGACGTATTTCGGCATGGCAGGTTTCTCCTAAGCGACCGCGGCGCTGCTAGGCGACCGCGGCGCTGATCAGGTATCCCCCGAGGGCTGCGGCAATCACCGGGCTCAGCGAATCGCTGACCGGGTACACCCAGCTCTTCGCGTTGCGGTCGTAGTACGGCTGCTCGACGAACGGGTAGCCGCGCAGCTGGTAGGTATAGCCGTAAGAGGGCAGGCCGCTGTCGGCGAGCGAGCCGATCTCGGTGTAGGCGAGCACCACGAACTTGCCCCAGATGTCGGTCTGCACGCCCGCCTGGGTCATATAGACGGCATCGCCGACGACGACGCGCTTCACGTCCCACAGCGCCGCGACCATCTCCAGCGAGACCGAATCACGCGAGGTGTACTTGATGCGATCGAGCATGTTCGGGTGATATTTCAACGACGCCCACACCAGAGGACCCATGACCACGGTGTTGGGACGCTTGCCGACCTTCGAGCGGATCACTTCCTTGGCGGTCTCGATGTCCGCCGATGGGTTGGAGGCCACGAGATCGGTGTAGTTGCTCCACTGATCGGTGCCGGCGAGCGTCACCTTGTTCGAGGCGGCGTAGTTCGCCGCGGTGGTCGCGAGGTCGGCCTGCGCTTTTTCCTTGCGCAGCGCGATGATGTTCTGCGTCCTGCGGACGGCCTGGTTTCCGAGATCGATGCCGGGAACCGCGGCGGCCTCTTGCGAGTTCTCGATCGGCACCACGCCCTCGAGCGAATGATCCTCGAGCGCGAAGTTGGCGCCGGTGTAGCCGAATTGCACGCGCTTGGTGGCGGAGCCGGGCGCGCGCACCGTCGAATAGAGCTCGAAGTCCTCGCGGCCGAAGGTGACGATCTTGCCGCCGCGCGCATCCACCGGCACCGCCGGGAAGAGGTTGTCGCCGATGAAGTCCGGATTCTTGAAGCCTTGCGCTGCGGTGGTGAGAATCGGGTCGATTACGCGCGCCTGGGCTGGTGTGATCTGGGGCATGTTTTCTCCTGGCTAAAGCTGTTGTGTGTCGATCTCTATTACGCTGCGTTCGGGATGAGCACCGCTTCGATCAACTCGCCCGCGCCGGCGGCGGCTTCCAGCGCGATCGCGAGCCGCGCGCCCGAGGTTACCCAGGTGATCCCGCGGCCGGTCGCGTCGGACTTGAGCGTCGCGCCGGCGGCGATCGCCGCGCCCGCCTCGATGATGCTGGTGCCGAGCACGTCCACCGGGATCTTGTCCCCCGAGACACCGCCCACGCGCGAGACGCCCAATGCGTTCAAGTCCGCGCCGGTCTGGATGCCGGCGACCGTGGTGAAGCGGTTCGCGGCGACCGTGGCGGTCAGCGTCTGGGTAAGGCTCAAGATCGGGATCGACTGCTTCATGGCGACGGCTCCTTTGGCGGGTGCGTGCTGCTGGGGTGGCTCAGTGGTTCACCGCTTTGACAGCGGCGTCGTAGCTGGTGCCCGGATGCTTGTGCTGGTAAGCGAGCGCCTGGCTGTGCAGCTCCAGGCGCTCCGGGTCGACGGTGTAGCCGGGAGGCGCGGCGAATGCCACGGTGCGGGCTTCGACGTCGCCCGCGCCGACTTCTCTGAACTCCACCTGCTTGGGCAGCGCGGCGAGAAATTCGCGCAGCCAGGCGCCGGAGGGCTTGGAGATTTTCTTGTCGCCCTCGCCGAATTCGACCACACCGTCGGCGGGAAGCGTGGTCATGAAGGCGACCAGGCCGTCCTTATGAACGGGCAGGATCTTCCCGGCCGCGACCAGTGCGTCGACTTCACCCGCGATCGCGGCGCGCCGCTGCGCGGCTTCGCTCGCCTTGAGCGCCTTGTCGCGCTCGGCGAATTCCGCGATCTTGCGTTTGTGCTCTTCCTCCTGCGCTTTGAGCGCGGCGGCCTGGTCGTCGAGTTCCTTCTGCGTCTTCATGAGCTGCTCCTCTTCGTGACGTTCTGCATAACTCAGCCCGCTGTCGGCCGGTTGCATCGCGCTCTGTTCGAGCGAAGTGATCTGGTAGTCGGGGATGACGGTGTCGGCCTTCTCCAGGCCGAACTCGCCGATGAGAAAATCCCGGATGCGGCGGAACAGGCTCGCGGTGGTCTGCGTGTTCCAGTCGGTGAACTCGACCACGCCGCTGTCGTCGCCGGCGAAGCTCGCGTTCTTCAGCCCCTGGACCGAGGGCGCGTTCGCCCCGAGGAAACCGACGTGCTTCAGGTAATAGATGCCGGGCTTGGGGTTGCCGGCAGCCGCCGGCGTGTAGAACGCGGCGGAAATCTTCTTGAAGCGGCCGGCGTTCACCATCTCGGCGAACTGCGCCTCGACCTGGTCGGGCACGGCGGCGAGCACGCCTTCGGCGAAGGCGAGCGCCTTGACCCAGCCGTAGGCCGGCGCGTCGGTCTTGGGATGGCCCACCACGAGCGGGGCCTCGCGCAGCGCCGGATCGTAGGCCGCGGCGCAAGCCTCGAGGTCTGCCGCGGAAAAATCGATGACGGCGCCGTTGAGCGCCGTGTGCCTGCCCGCCTTGAAGATCTGCAGTGCCTTCACGGGGGCGATGCTACGGGTGGAGCGCGGGGGGATACTACGGCGGACGGGCGACCGCCCCTCCGAAACGATGCTGTGGTCTAGCTTGCGCGAAAGCGCCCGGGCCGTCAATTTCCGGGGGGAGGTTCCACGTGGAAACGGGCCCCTGGCGGGCCCGGCGATGGGGGCAAATTTGGGCGCGATCGAGCCGTTCGGCCGCTGCGCGCTGGAAATCGGGGTCAGACCCCCCGCACAGAATCGAAAGTAAGCCCTTTAAGAACCCTTTAACTCCCGACGATTTCGCGAGAACGTAGGGTAGGGCCACCGAAATGCTCCTGGCGCGTTCTAGCGCGCCGGGGCCTCACCCGCGCCGTCCGGCAAAACCGCCCCTCGCCCTGCGGGCGAGAGGCCGCCGGCGGCCGGGAGAGGGGCGCGCCCCTTCGGGCCGCGCCCCCGCTCAGATCTGAGCGAGTTTTAGCACAGAGCTGCGGGTCAAAGCTCCCAGGCCCGGGCGAGGTAGCCGTTGACGATGCGCAGGAGCTCCGTCTTGTCGGCTTCGCTCGCGCCGAGGTAGGGCCGGGCGGGGATCTTCGCTTTGCCGCCGCGGCCGGCGGCGCCGCCGAACTGGTGGATGGCGGCATAGAGGACGTTGGTGCCGATCTCGACCGCGTCCTTGGTCGCGGCGAAGGTGATGGAGTTCCGCAGGCGCCCTGAGAGCCGCAGCGTCTGGCCGCCCTCGGCGAGCGCGCGCAACGAGGGCCGCCACGGCGTGCCTTCGGGTGATTGTCCCGCGCGGAAGCGCAGCTGCGTGCCGGTCTTCAGCGCCCGGCCGATGTCTTTCATCGCCGGCGTCATGTCGCCGCCGACCGGCAGCGCCGCGAGGAGGCGCGCGAACGCCGCCTTCACGCGCCGGTCTTCGATCCTGATCTTGCCGTCAACGGCCATCGCCGCCTCCTTGTTTATATTCCTTCCGCTTGGCCTCGTAGGCGCTCTGCAGGTGCGCGAGGCGATCCGCGCCGGGATTGTAGGCCCAGCCCGGATCGATGCCGACGGGCACGCGCGAGATCTCCCCCGAGCGCGGATTGGTGTATTCGCGCGTCGGCGAAGCCGGCGCCGGGTCCACCGTCTTGCCCATCGCCTGGAGCTGGCTCTGCGAGAGCTGGATCACCGAGCAGCGGCAGTTCCAGCCATTCGGCGGCGTATGCGTGTCCCACCACGGATCGTCGGCCGGCAGCACGGTGCCGTCCCACGCGCGGTGCTCGGCCCGAGTGCGGTTGTCGTCGATCGCGTCGTACATGAGATAGGGCGCATCGGCCTTGGTGTCCTGGATTTGCTCCCAGCTGCCGGCGGCATATGCCGTTTGCATATTGACGCGGAAGATGGTGCGAAGGCGCCGCGGGCTGCCGAGCTGCGCGAGCACCGTCTCGCCGGTCGCCTCGTCGACCATCGCCTTCTTGCCCCACCAGCCGGCATCCTGGAGCAGGGGCTCCAGACCCTTGCGAAACTGCGCGAGCGTCTGCCCCTCGGCGATCGCGCGGTCCACCGCCGCGCGCACGTCGCGCAGCAGATCCACGTCCATCATCTTCGCCACGGTGAACGCGACGTCGTGCTCCTCGTGCCATACGTCCTGCCAGGCGAAGCCGATCCTGTAGCCCTTGGCGCGGAAGAACTTGAGCGCCTCGGCCGGCGCGAGATCGAAGCGGGCGGCGATCACCATTGTGCGCGCCTAGCGTTTGCGCACGGGCAGGATCCAATGGAAGACGAAATGCTCGCCGCTGTTGGCATCGATCTCGGCGCGCCATTCGTAGTCGTTTTCGTCGATGCCGCCGTGGCAGCTCTGCAACACCTTGGTGCCGGAGATTTGCAGCGCGCCGTTTTTGATGCCGTTCGGATTGACGTCGACGCCCCTGGCCATCGCGACGGACAGCACGGCGCTCCCGGGTACGATGGTCTTGGTGATCTCGCCGGTCACCGGGTCGCTGAGGTCCTTCGTGAAATCGAAGCTCAGCGTGATCGTCTCCAGCGGATCCTTGGGAGAGAATTTCATGCGGCCGCCCTGAAGTTGCGATCGTTGGCCGCGGCGGTGAAGCTGCGCGCCGCCGTCGTGGCGACGAAGCTGCGCGCTGCCGCCGCGGCGAGGAAGTCGCGCACGTTGGACCCCGCGGCGAAATCGCGTGCCTGCGCGACCGCGATGTAGCGGGGATCGGTGAACAGCTCGACGCCGGCGCCCGCGACCGCGCCCGCGGCGTTCGAGGTGTCGTTTGCGGCAGTGCGCGCGATCGCGCCGGTGACCTTGACCTGGCCGACCGCCGCGCCGGTGTCGTTCGCGGTGGTCTTCGCGATCGCGCCGCTGACCTTGACCTGGCCCGCGGCCGCGCCGATGTCGTTCGCGGTGGTCTTCGCGATCGCGCCGCTGACCTTGACCTGGCCGGTCGCCGCGCTGGTGTCGTTCGCGTTGGTTTTGGCGATCGCGCCGCTGACCTTGACCTGGCCGGCGGCCGCGCTGGTGTCGTTCGCGTTGGTCTTCGCGATCGCGCCGCTGACCTTGACCTGGCCTGAGGCCGCGCTGGTGTCGTCCGCGGTGGTCTTCGCGACGCTGCCGACGATGTCTCCGCCGACGACGATTCCGCTTGCGGCCGAGGTATCCGCGCCGGTGGTTTTCGCGATCGTGCCGCTGACCTTGACCTGGCCTGAGGCCGCGCTGGTGTCGTTCGCGGTGGTCTTCGCGATCGCGCCGGTGACCTTGACCTGGCCGCTCGCGGCCGAGGTATCGTTGCCTGCGGTCTTCGCGACCGAACCGCTGACGGTGATCGCGCCTGAGGCCGCGCTCGTGTCGTTCGCGTTGGTCCTGGCGATCGCGCCCGCAACGCCAGTGACACTTCCGCTCGCGCTCGATGTATCGGCAGCGGTTGTCTGCGCGATGATTCCGGTTACAGCGGAAGCCTCGTCGAGCACATCCCAGTCGATGAAACCGCCGCCCGCCTCCGGCTCGACGATCGCCTTCGGTACGACCTCGCGCAGTGCAACGACCTTGAGCGTCATCCCCGTTACCGCTGCTTCACCAGATTGCGCCCGGTCACGGTGCAGGTCTGGAAGGTCCAAACGCCGGAGGCGCCTGGGTTGCACGAAATGCCGATGATCGAACCGCTCGGCGTCGTGTCGAACGTGGCCGAGAGTGCCAGCTTGATCTGAATCTGCGCCGCGTTCGCAAGACCCGTCGTAGTGTTTATGTGCTCAAGAGTGGCAAAACTCTGGATCTGCCCGGAGGCACCCACCGCGCGCACGACGGCCTCGATTTCGCAGACGCCCGTGTCGGTCGCCGCCGTCTGCGCGAGGAAAGTGTGCGTTCCGCGCGAGGTGTCGCCGGTCGTCCCCGCCGTACCGAAGCGCAGATTGAAGATCGGCGTGGCTATGCCTGCAGCCGTTTTGTTGAAACTGAACCGCCACCGGAAAAATGCCCCCGCCTGCAGCAACCCCGTGACGTTCAGGCTGCTGCCGGTGAGGTAGGTGTCCGCCGCATTCGCCACGACATCGGCGGTATTCGCATTCGCGTCGATCACCAGGCTCGACAGATTGGTGACGACGAAGAAGCCGACGTTCTCGATATACTCCAACGTGTCGCCGGGGGCGAGCGTCGCCTTGTGCAGCGACGTGGTGATGTCCGCCGAGTCGTTCAGCAGAATCTCAACGTCGCACGAGAGCGTCGCGTGCTTGTTGCGCCACCAAGCCTTCTTGACCGAGCGGCAATTGCTCGCACCCGGCGCCGCAAGGCAGGTGCCCGTCGCAGCCGAGGCGAAGGCATGGGATTCCTTGTTCCCCATGTCCACCGCGACGCCAGTCGCCTTGACGTATTCGATGAAGAACACCGTCGAATCGATGGACGCGGCCGAGCTGCGCGCGCACTGAAGAATTGAAGTCGTGTTCGGCAAATACACGCAGCTACCCTTTCACCCCCGCGCTTCCGAACGGAACGGAAGTTTTGGGAATAGAGAAAAATCGTTCACCGTGCCGACCGCCCCGGCACCCGTATAGATAATCTCCAGCTGCGGAGGCGACGGGCTGGCCGCGTTGTAGTCCTCGGCGTAGAAGTAGGAACTTGCCATCCCCGTCACGTCGGTAAAGCCGAGCCTCATGCTGTTGTTCGCTGCCCACCCGGCGCGGTTGACGATCTCCTGGCAGATCGTCTTCACGTCGATCGTCCGGAGCCCGACCGCGGGCCGAGGGTAGGAGACGGTGGCCGTCGTCGCAGGCATCGTTTTTGGCGTGTACGCGCCGTAATTCACCCACACCGGAGCATTATCGACCGCGTGCCCGGCGACCGTACCGCTCTCGCCCGATCCTCCTCCCGAGAACGTCACGTTGATCGTCAAGATCGCGCTATCGAGGATTTGCCCCTGCGGGATGTTGACGGTCTGAAATCTGAATCCTCCGTGAGAATCGGTCGAGTAGGCCATCCCCGTCCTGATGAAGTTCGCGGACCAATTCGCGGCGCCGCCGGTGCCGTCGTCGTCGTTCGCGACGATCGTCTCGGTGATCGTGACGTCGATCGCGACGGGCCATTCGACCTCGTCCACCCACGTCCTCGCGCGGGTCTCGGGATCGATCACCTGAGTCTTTCCTGTGAAGCTCTCAATGACCGAATAGGTCGTCTTCCCCGAGTTCACCAAGAGGTCGTCTTCGGACCGAACGTGAGTCAACTCGACGGCGCGGCGGGCGTTGAGGCCGCTCGCGAGTTTCCGCGCCTCCGTGAGGAGCAGGTTGTCACGGCCTCGGGTTTCCATCAGATTGATGGCGATGTTGCTCGTCTCGCCTTCGACGACCTCCCACGTGAAACTCCTCGGTGCGGTGGGACCGTAGAGAATCTTGAAAATCTCCACCCCGTAGGGACGCACGCGCAGCTCGATCTCCAACTCGGGCGCAACGAACGCCCTCAGGGACTGACCATCGACCGTCGGCGGGCCGATCTTCCCCGGAACGACCGCGCCGTCAAGCGCGACGAGCCGGACGCTGACATCGCCCCCTCTCTTGCTCTCGTAGGAGAGCGTCAACGTCTCGCTATCCCACGCAAGGTTGTAAGGCGTCGAGGGGGTCGTCCAGGTCTTGCCGCCGTCCGTCGAGGTCGGAGTGTCGTCGATTTCGACCCACTGCCCCCCGTCTGCCCAGTGCAGCGGACGCAAGTGCGATATGGCGCGGTACCGCCCGTCGGGCATGAGAAAAGTCTTGCCCCTGATCCCACGGCGCTCAAGCAGCTCGATCTCACCGGGTTTGGGAGCGATCACGCCCCGGCACCTTTCCGCTCGTGCCAGAAGCGATCTTTGCGGTGCTCGTCGGTTACCTGGTACGCGACGTCCGCGTCTTCATTCCTCACCGCGAACAGGCACCACCCTTCCGCACCGTCATCGGAAATGGATTCCAGTTGATGGCCGACCTCGGCCGGGACTTCGAAGAGCGATCCTGCCGGATAGTCAGCGACGAATCGTTTGCCACCTTTGAAATGCAGCGTGCAGCGGATCGCCCCGCGCACCACCATGTGCGCGTGGGCAAAGTTGTGCTCGTGCGCCGGCAACACCTGGCGGCCGACGAAGACGATCTTTCGCACCGCGATGTTGCCGTACACGCGCACGTCGGCGTCGATCTCCGCGATTTCAACAACCTGATTCACTTTAGCGGCGTCGTCGCCGAGACCGGAGGATCGGTCCAGGGCGAGTGATTGATGGGCACTGCTGCATCGTAGGCGCTCACGCGGTAGGTGTGCGTTGTACCTGCCGCCACGGTATGCGTGAAGGTGGTCCCGACTCGTGTCGAGACGGTGCCGCCGGTATTGGCGTTGTAGACGTAATACCCGGCCACCACGCCCGAGTTGTCGGTCGAGGGGTTCCAGGTGAGGACGATCTTCGTCGACGAGATCGCCACCGCTATCAGGCCCGTCGGCACGCTGGGCGGCGTCGTGTCCACGACGGGCGGAGGCGTTGAGGTGCCAATGTCCTTGAAGACCTCGTTCGAGAACGGACTCTCACCGACGCCGTCCGACGCGGTGACCACGAAAAAGTAGCGTACCAGCGGAGCGAGACCCGTCACCGTGAAGGTCGTGTTCGCAGTCAAAATTCCGGCCCCACGAACCTGGTTGTAGACACCGGACGCGGTTCCCCAGTAGACGCGATAAACGGTCGCGCCCCCTACCGGGTCCCAGACAAGCGCGGCGTCGTTTGTCGTGCTCGGCGGTGGGGGCGTGACGACCGGAGGCGGTAGAGGCGCAGGGCAAACGGGGCAAACCGTATCCGGCACCATGATCGTGAAGCACGGCGACATCACGTTCGCGTCGGTACAGTAGGTCACCTCGAGCGCGAGCGCCGGCGAACCGAGGAGCAGAAGCAGGAACGCAAGTCGGTTCATGTTAGCTGCGCAGAATTTCCTCATCGTGTCGCTCCTCTATAGCGCAACCGATCTCCTTTGCTGCGGCAGGTTCTGCACCGACCCACGTGATAGACCTTGCCGCTGGGGCTGGTGACCGTTTGGTATTGATCCAGCGCCTGCCGGATGTGGCACCTGCAACAAACCTTGTGCTCCAATCGGGCAGCGAGGCGCCGACTCTCCGCCAACTCGACGGCCTTGCGCCCACTCGCCCACTCAGAGATGCATGAGAGCCCCACGTCTGTAGTTCCTTACCTGCCGCCCTTGCGCCTCGATCTTTCGCTTGTAGCGCGCCCTTGCCGCCCGCGCGATCCTGGCCCGCCTGCGCCGCGCTCGTTCCTTCTTCTCGATGGAGCTCCGTCGGTTGCGTGGAGCGGTCTCAGCACGCGACGCTCCTGTTCGAGGCTTCCATCGCCGCCCCTCCCATTTGCCGGTGCTCCCGATCTTTCCATCTAGAAACTCCTTTCGTCTTCGCTCGCGCTGGGCGACAACTCGTGCGTAACTGGGCTTCCCTTTTTTCCGCTGCTTTCGTTTGACGTAGGGGAAGTCCCACAGACTCATTGATAGCCGTGCCCCAGCATGCACACCCGAAACAGATGCGCGCGTGCTGCACCAGAAAGTTTCTCGAGCTCCGCACGATTGGCCGCCGTGGCGCCGCACACGGCCTCCGAATCCTTGTGCAGCTGGATCTGCCGCAACTGCTCTGGAGATGCGCGGTGCCCGTGGCCCTTCTCGGCCATGCACTTCTCGGTCGCCTGCGCGATCTCCTGCATCACATTGCCCATCTTCTTGACTTTCAACCCTGCTTGCGACTGCGCGCGGCAGATTTCCAGGTCCACCTGGTACTGGGCCTGCGCCCACGAGGGCAAAGCGAACGCGAGGATTGCGACTGCGAGTAGTGTTTTCATGGGTTGCCTTCCGTGATGACGTAGCTCGTGACCGCGACGTTCTGCCCGGTCGAGATCGAGGTGCTGTTGAGATTGAGGTCCGAGCCCGAGGTGCCGACGTTGCCGTCGACGCAACAGGTCCCGGTCGAATCGACGTTGCGGAACCAGGTCGCCGTGCCGGTCGCGTTCGCGCTCGCGTCCGCGGTGATCGCCGAAAAGGTCAGCGCGCCGCCCGAAGCCGAGGGCGCGCACGGATCGCTGAAGGTGAGCTCGGCGAGGAGCGTGGTCGCCGTGCCGCAGGTCGCCGGCCGCGAGCCGTCGTAGATGCGAAAGAGCCCGGCGCCGGCTCCGAGGTCGATATTCACCTGGATGCGCTGCAGGCGTTCGTTGCGCACGGTGGTCGAGAACGCGAGCGCGAGAAGCGGGCGCAGGAGCCACAGGATCAGTTCCCCGAGCAGGTCAACCGGCAGCGGGATGGCGTAGGCGCGCACCTTCCCTGCCTCCTTGCGCGCGTACTTCTTCATCTGCGCGAGTACCCAGGTCTGCGCCTGGGTGTCGGCTTCATCGCGCGTGTCGGTCACGCCTGTCTGTTCGTCATGGGCGTGCACCGGCTGCGGATGCGCGGCGTGGATCGCGGCGCAGGCGGCGCGGAACTCGTCCTGGCGCACGCGCTCAGCCGCCTGCTCCTCGGGCGTCATGCGCTCATAGGCCGCCTGCCGCGCGAGATGCGCGTCGGACGGGTATTGCGGCTGCGGCACGTTCGGCCGTTCCGCCGTCACCTTGCCTTTGTAGCGCCAGCCGATCGGCGCGTAGGAATGGATTTCGGCGTGCCAGCGGTAGCCTTCCTCGTCGTCGCCGTCGACGCCGATCGACCAGTAAGCGGAATATTTCGCTCGCGGGTAGTCGGCGACGTTGATGAGCGCGACCTTGCGTGCCTGCTTCATGAGTTCTCCTTCTCGATCAGTTGGAAGTCGCCGTTGCGCGCCCCGCGACGTGCGCGGTGAAGCCCGCGCGCGCGAGCGCCTCTACGAGTTCTTTCGGCGGCTCGGTGTCGAGCAGCTCGTCCATGCGCTCGCGGAAGAGGGCGAGGTCCCCGGTCTCCTCGAGCATCGCCTGCAGGTCCTCGACGCGCTTGCGCATGAGCGCGCGCCAGTCGGCGGAGAGCTGCTCGGCGGCGTCGACGAGCTCCGCTTGCGTGGCGCGGTTCGCCGCGCGCTGGGCGGATGCGCCTTCGGCAAACTGCGCTGCGGGATCCGCGCTGCCGGGAATGACCGGCGGCACCACCGGCGCGCTCTTCGTCCATCCGGGGCCGTAGGTGTCCTCGATATAGTTTTCGTCGGGCTCGTATCCGAGCCCCTTGATCTTGGTGTCGCGCTCGGCGCGCGCGTTGAGATCTTCTTCTTCCTCGAAGTTGCGCCACACCTTCGGGTAGGCGGCGCCCGGCGCGTTGTAGTCGACGATCCACTTCACCAGCGACGAGTTGAGCGTGTCCGACAGGAGGTCCGCGTCCGCCTTCGTCAGCCTCTCGCTGACGCGCTCGTGCACGCCCGCCTGGTTGCTCCCCAGGCCCGCGCCCTGCGCGCTGGTGGTCATGGTCTCGCCGAGCACGGCTTCCGAGATCTGCTCGTCCATGTAGCGCGCGAGCTTCTCGTAGGTGTCGATCGAGCCGGCGCGCGCCGCCTCGAGGAGCTCGATCACCATGCCGTCTGGGATGATGACGCCGGCGTCCTGCGCGATCGCGCCCAGGGCGTCGAGCAGCTTCTGCTGATCCGCTAACCCGGAGCCGGGCGGATATTTGCCGACCGAAGTCGGCGAGCCGAACTTGTCGGCGAAGATCAGCCAGAAGCCGATGTCCTTGCGCTTGAAAAACACCGGCCAGAACAGCCGATGCCCGAGGCCCAGGCCGTAGGGGCTGCCGTCCTTGCCGCCGACCGAGTGCACGATGAACTTGCGCCCGGGCAGCTCCTCGCCCTCGACCATGTTCTCGAGGGTGAGCAGGCGCAAGGCGCGATCGTCGACGCCGAAGACGAAGCGGCGCTGGTCGCGCGGGATCACGTCGGAGACGGCGATCTGACTGCCGCGCACCTCCCACATGATCTCGCCGACCGAGAAGCCCTTCAGCGTCGCGTCGAGCAGCTCGGTGCAGATGCGGTCGAACTGCATCTGCTTGAGATGCTCGCGCACCAGCTCCGCGACGCCGGTGTCCGCCGCGGACTCCGAGGCGGGCATGACATCCCAGGGCCGCTCGATCACCGCCATCTTGCGCTTGTGCAGCACCGCGTAGGCGTGCGCGTCGCGCTCCAGCTCGTCGTAGATCTTCAGGCCCTTGCCGCCGCCGCGCGTGACCAGCGTGTCGTCGGTATTGAGCAGGACCTTGCCGAAGAACGGCCGGTTGATGTCGCGCGCGATCGACGCGATCTCTCTGGTTTCGGGAGCGCCGATCACGATCGGCGGAAACATGTCTTCAGGCATCGCTCATTCCCATGAAGCCGGCCATTTCGGAGGTCACGCGCGGGCGGCCGAGGGACCGGAACTCGATCGGCGCGGCGGCGTTCAACGTTGCCGCCCAGGCGAGCACGCGCGCGATCGCGCCGTCGCCGTGGCGGTAATCGCCGTCGGAGCCCTTGTCGCGGCCGTCATCCATAGCCGGATAGCCGTTCTTGAGGATCACGCGGCGATGGTCCGAGATCACGTCCTCGCCCTTGGCGATCTCGATCGACTGGTCCTCGAGCGCCGCCTTGTAGGGCGGGAAGTTCGCCGCGTACCAGGTCGGGCTCGCCATCACGCATTCCACGCGCGCGACGCCCTTCCTCTGCAGCGCGGCTTCGGCGTGCGACTGGCCGTTGCCGCGCGCGTCGAACTTGGCGTGGCGGAACTGCGGCAGCTCGTCCATGATGAAAAACACGATCGCCTGCTGGACGTCGAACGGGATGCGCCGCATCTCCAGGCAGAAGCCCTCGCGCCAGCGCCCCCGGCCCAGACCCTCGAGCACGCTCACGTAGGAGAGGTCGCCGGTGCGTCCGAAGTCCTGGCCGAATACGTGCGGCTTCTCTGGGTCGAGCGCGTCGATCGCGGGTTTGAGCACGTCGGCGATCCAGACCTTCGCCTCCTGGAGGCGCTTGTCGTTGAGCATCCATTCGAGCGGCTTCGCGTAGTGGATCACCGGGATGCCCTCGCGCTGGCAGCGCTCGACGATGGTGCGCGGGATGTAGACGCCCGAGCCCATGCGCGGGATGCAGTCGAGTTCCTCGGCGGCGTTCTCGCCGTAGTTTTCGCGGATCGCGGCTTCCCACTGCTCGCGCGTTTGCTGCTTCAGCTTGCCGCCGAGCATGAGCTTGACGCGCTCGTAGAGGCCCGCGGCGAGCGCCTGGCCGAACGTGGTGCTGTGCACCGAGTACGGGAGCTTGCCGGCGCGCACGTCCTTCAGGAGCAGGTTCCACGGGTTGTCCTCGCCGTTGTGCGAGGAGAGGATGCGCACGCGCCCGCCCCAGATGAGCATCGCCATCGCGGCCTTTACCAGGCCGGGCAGGTCGTCGTGGAACGCGGCCTCGTCGATGGTGACCTTGCCCTGCTTGCCGCGGATCGAGCGCGGGCGCGAAGACAGACCGAGAACCTTGTGCCCGGAGCTGAAATCGATGCGGAACGCCTTTATGGAGTCTTTTTCGTCCTCATAAAGGGTCTCCTGCAGGTCGCCGGCGGCGAGCTGGAAAGCTCGCGCCCAGGCGGCGCAGTCCTCCAGATACTCGCGCGTCATGTCCTCGCTGTAGCCGATGTAGAGCGCATCCATGCCCTCGGTCTTTGCCGCGGTGAGAACGCTGTCGGAGGCGTCGCACCAGGAGGCGCCGATGCGCCGCGATTTCTCCCAGATCGCCACGTCGGCGCGATCGGCGACCCACGCCTGCTGATAGCTGAGGAGCGGCGAGCGCGCGAGCACGTCGGCTTTCGCAGCCGCGCTCATGCCGCGATCCCCGTGATCACGCGGAACAGCTCGTCCGCCCCGGCCTTGGAGATCCCGCCCTTGGTCGCGATCCGCATCGCCCGGTCGGCGGCGCTCGTGACTTTGGTGCGGAGCTCCAGCTCGTGCCGCTTCTGATTCACGCTCGCGCGCGACAGCGTCGCGATGTTCTTCGCCGCCGCGGAAAGGAGCTTCACGCGCTGCACCGGGTCAGCGGCGGCTTCAGCCTCCTGCAGCGACACCAGCGTCTCGAAGATCTCGGTCTGCACCAGGCTGATCACCGCGGCCGAGCGGTGATCGGCGTCGTCGGGCGCGGTCTTCGCGATCAATGCGGCCGCCTCGGTGCTCGCCTTGATCGCGGAAAGGCGGCGCTCCAGATTCGAGCCGTAGCGGTGTAGGCCGGACTTGGAGAGCGTGAGACTGTAGCCGAGCTTGGCGAGCTTCTCGTTGGCCTCGGCTGCCAGAGCTTCATAGGCGCCGAAGTTCTTCTCGACCAAAGCGGTTTCCAGCCACTCACGGATCGCTTTCGGCAGACTTGAGATTTTCGCGCGGCGCATCGCTCAGCACGGCGTCAGCACGCCGGCGGTGAGGAAGCCGTGGTAGCCAGGCCGGGCACCGCTCGCATTGATGAGAATCGACGGCGTCGCGGTGATCTCAGGCGCCGTGCCCGAGCGCCTCCAGCCGGGGCCATTGCTCGCCGGGCCGTCGATGAACCATTCGCGACCGGCGGGCGTTTTCACCATGAGCGACAACCCATCGGGGCCGACGAAGCTGCCCGGTCCCTTGTAGCGATCGCGACGGCCATCCGAAATCCACCACGCGTCCCACATCGCGCCGACCGCGGCGTCCTCGAGCACGATCTCCTCGCCGGTGTCGGAGCGGCGCCAGATCTGCCGCGGGAAAAGCTGGTGACAGGTCCCCGGCGGAAATTCGAAGCCGCACCCGCAATGCGTCGGCCAGCGCGGGTCGTCGTCGGGCGGCGGCGTTTCCAGCGAGCGAATGGTGACGTAGCCGAACCTCTCGTCCGGGCCCTTCTCCGCGCGCGCTCTCTCGCGATAGAGCACCATCGCATGGTGGTACGAGTACTCGCCCGGCATCTGCGGACACGGGCCGTCGGCATAACGCCGCAACCACAGGCGCTCGAAGGGGAGATCCTGGAGCATGAAGCAGCGGACATGGCTCATCCGGCCCAATACTTCTTCGGCCGCCCGATGCCGGCCTCGACATCCACCGTGTACTCGACGACGTCGACGCCGGTGCGCGTGAGCTCGACCGTCCAGGGCGCGCCCTCCAAGCGCTTGATCTGCACCAGGCCCCGTTCCTCCAGATAGTCGAGCTCGCGCCGCAGATCGAGCGCCGTGCATTGCACCGGGACGCCCTGGATGGCCCCGAGGATGAGAGGCTCGGCGACCTCGTAGGGCCGGCCGTGATGAATAGCGTCGAGCGCGATCCAGCGGATCTGCTCGCGCTGCGCTTTCGCGAATTCCATGTTCTATCTCCTCGGCAACGTGCGTCGCTCCGCGATCTTTTCGAGCTTGTCGTTCAGCGCGTCGAGTTTCGCGTTGATGATGGTGTTCTCGCGGATGGCGTCCTCGCGCCGCACGTAGGCGAGCGGCAGCTCCCTGTTGATGCCGGAGATGTCCGCATCGAAGTCGTGCATCTGTCGCTCGATCCGCTCGAAGCGGTTCGCCCACTCCTGCCGCCCGGCCGCGAGCAGCTTCTCCTGCGCTTCGAAGCGCACCGACAGCTCGTTCTTGAACTGGGAAACGATCACCTTCACCAGCGCGTAATAGGCGCCGAGCAGCAGCGCCATCACGCCGGTCCATTCGTACAAGGTCATGCGTTCTCACTCTTGGTTGGAAGCTTTTCCCAGGCTCTCGGCCCACGCCTGGCACTCGATGCAGCGGATCGCCGAGGGCAGCGCCCGCCGGCGCGACTCGGGGATCTCCTCGCCACAGTCGGCGCACAGCACGTTGCCCGGCGCATCGAGCGCCGCGGCTCTCTGCAGCATGCGCAGCCTGTCGGCGCGAAATTCCTCTTCGAAGTCGAACGCGCGGTCGGCCATGTCGCTCATTTCACGCGACGTTCTCCATGAGCTGCGCGCCCGCCTTGAAGTTGGCGAGCGTCAGCCCGCCGGTGAACTGGAAGTGCCCCATCTCGCGCAAGCTGCCCCTCCAGCGGCCCGCCCATGCGAGGCCGCAGGCCTCGCCGATCTCGCCGACCCGCTGCCACAGCTCCAGGTCGTCGGTCTGGTCGTCCGAGGGATCGTTGTCGATACCGTCGCCGAGCGTCCCCCAGACGGGCTTCCCGTGGCGCAGCGGCACGCCGTCGAACGCGACGCGGTACTGATGGAAGGAATCGCCGCCGACGGCGTTGGTCAATCTGGGTCCGGGTTTGGGCGCGACGTGCAACAGGCCGACCGCATCGAGCTCGCGTCGCGTGCGCCCGTGGCTGTACAGATCGTCCTGCGCCTCGGCATCGCGCGCCGTGCAGGTGACGATAAAGTCGATGCCTTGCGCGCGGCACTCGCCCAGGAACTTGAGCGCGCGCGTCTTCGCCGGCAGGGCGAGGTCATCGATTTTTCGGGAGGAAAACACGGCCCCGCGAGTTTGCGCGGGAGGGGGGTGAGACTCCAGGGCGGACGAGCGTCCGCCCTGATGCGGCCGCTCTCGCGAGCCTGACGCGCGAGAGGCTACGCGCGAGGGTGCGCGCGGTCAACCGGGGAATAAAAAAGCCCGGCGCGAGGGCCGGGCTGATCGCGAGGGTCGCGAGACTATTGGAATATCTGAATGATGCGGCCCTTGGCGTCGGTCGTGATCCGGGTGCGGGACATGCGGTAAATGTAGATTCTGCCGTTCGGGGTCTCGGAGGCGCCGACCAGGTGTGCCGGCCAAGTGCATTTTGAGACGCGCGCGATTTGCATCCCGAGCTGGACGCGCTGAAAATCCCGGCCGCATTTCGCGCGCCTGTCTTGATCGTCCGCCTCCTCCCGGCGCTGGATCTGCTTCCAGAGAGGATCGTCTTTCTCAGTTTCGCCCGGTCCCGGCCCGCTGAGTAGTTGCTGCGCCGCCGCCGATGCAGCAATGAAGGCCCCGATCAGGGCCACGATGGTGCAGATTGTCTTCATGGGAAACCTCCTTGGGGTCAGTCTAGAACAATCGCGGCTGCCTTGCCGCAGGGTCATCGGACTCGGCCAGGATGCGGCGGATGGTCCTCTGGGTGGTCCTGTACTTGCGCGCCAGCTGGCGCGAAGTGAGCTGCACGCTGTCGCGCAGGATCTCGTCTTTCATGAGGACGCGGAGCTGCGGGCGGGCGAGCGGGACCTCGATGCGCCGGTCCGGGTCCCGATCGAAATCCCAGGCGTGCGCGAGCTTGAGCGCGAACTCCACGCCGATCGCCTTGGCGATCTCATTCTCCTTGTCGATGTTCTCCGGCAGGGGCAGATAGATCCGCGTGCCGCCGAAATGATCCACGAACTTCATCGCGGCCGGCAGGCCGATCGCCTCGACGATTTTGATGAGCGGCGCGTACACGGTCAGTGCCGAGGCGGCGCAAACTCTTTCGGGACGACCACCTGGCCGGAGCCCTCGGCGGCGCTGTAGAGCACGTGCCAATCGACGACCATCACCGGCTGCACGATCACGGTGCGCTCGTCTACCCGCACCGCCGACATCGACGGTGTTTGTGCGCCCGGCTTGACCGAGACCGTCACGCGGACATTGAACATGCCGCGCCAGTGTGCGATCCCGAGCGCGAGGGCCGCGCCGATCGCGATGCCCGGCAGCACGCCGAGGAGCACGAGCATCAGCGCCTCCATCATGGCCGCGCCCCCCCTCCGGTGAGCTTCTCACGCTGCGCCTTCCACTGCGCGTAGGCAGCCTGGTGCTCGGGGCAGAGATGCTTGTCCTGGCCGACCTCGAGCGCGTGCGCGCTGCAGATCCGGCGATCGCACGTCCGGCCGGGCGACCAGGCCGTGCCCTTGCTGAGGATCCAGTCGCACAGGAATTCGCCGACTCCGGCGCAGTGCTCGCAGACCGGCGTCTCGTGGAAATGGCCGCACATGATGACGCTCTGACCCGAGGCGGTGATGTGGCGGCAGTTCACGGCGCGGCCGCCTTGCGCCGAGCACGCTTCTTCCACGCCTCAACGAGCTTCTGCCGGTGCGCGACGCTGAGCGGCTTTCCTTTGCGCGTCTCCGCGATGCGTTGGAGCGCTTGGAGCGCCTTGGCTCGCGCACCAGGAGCGCGCATAGGAAAATCGGCGGACAGCGCGCGGGCTCGCGCGGCCGCGCGGTATTCGGGTCTCGTCCACACTACTTTTTGTATGGCTCGTTTGGTGCTGATTCCCTCTTCTCGCATCGAGTATTTAGTGTTCTTTCTGGCCGCAGTACCGACAGCCTGCAATTGCGCGAGCCGCTCGCCACACAGGCCCAGGTTTCTCTCGATCGCATTGAAACGATATTTCGCTCGCGAAGCCGTAGAGACCAATCCGGTGCTCCGGTTAAAGCCAAATTCTTCTCTATATTCATCAGCCGACATCGCGTGTTTTTGTGCTGCGTGCGGGCCGATTGCGCGAAACCATTTGCCGCAAATGTGGCACTGGATTTTCTCGCCGTCCGTCGCAAGGACGCCGCGCTCACCGAACATCGCGCTCCTCCCTGCGCCGGCGCCGGTCGTATTCGAGCGCGGCGACGATGCGATGCAACTGATCGGGCGCGCAGAACTCCACGCGCTCGATCCCGAACATGTTCCTGCCTATGCCATCGGCATAAGCCTTCTCGCGCTCCGAGTCCTTGAGCATCACCGCGATCTTGCGCAGCATCGCCTGGCGGTCCGGCGCGGCGTTGTTGACCCAGTCCCATGCCGAATCTGCAGTATTCCGCTGCACTTTCGCGCCGGGCTTCGGTTTGAACCCGCGCGCCTTCAGGTGCGCGATCACCTGGCGGCGCCCTTCCGCGTTGAGATCCGCGGCCGAGTCGACGCGCGCGATCGTGCGCAGCATCAGGCGGTAGGTGTCGTCGTCGATGCCGAGATCCTTCTTCGCGATGTGGATCTGCGCGAGCTCGCGGCGGCGGTCGTCGGCGGAAGCCACAGTCACCTCGCCTTTCTCCGCGAAGCATCGATCTGCGCCTGCGTGGTGTATCCGGCCCCTTCGCATAGCGGGCACCAAACACGTCTATCAGGCATCCACGGCGGGTCGTCTGTCGGTTCGTATGCCGGCTCTCTAGGAGAGATCATCACCGCCCTGGGTGTGAGCGCGAAATCAACGTCGAGCAGGTGCAGCACCGCGCTCGCGGCCGCGGCCTGATCCCTTGGTAAAATTTGCAAGAGCCTTTCCTCTACGTCGGCAATTCCTAACGCGAGAAACCAATTGTTAAAGTGCCGGCCATCCCGATAGAACCAATCGCCCCGGATCATCAGATCAGCCTCTTTCATTTGTCGGAGAAGGAGCGTTTTCGCTATCTCGGCGAGCTCCCGCACTCCAAAGACGTAGCCACCTACTATGCGTAACTCGTTCGGATTCCTCGTTTGTTCCGCCACGACCTCTTGCTTCAGGTTGTCGGTGACGTCACACTTGATCTGCTGGTTCTGAGAGTAGGACGGCGACTCGCTGATGAAATAAAGAACGGTCCTTTTGCCTCTGGCAGTCCCGACGTATTCGCCGTCTCTCATCACCTTAATTTCATAGTCTTCGCGCTGGTTCACGACGCGACCTCCTCCTCGACCGCGTCCTTCAGCAGCGCGTTCACCGCCTTGTCGATCTCGCTGTCGGTGCACTTGATGAACACCACGTCGGCGTCGTTCTCGACGCTGACAGAGAGCTTCTTCAGAAGGTCCGCCGGCAGCTGCGCGAGGGCGTCTTTAAGGGGCGTTTCGACGGTCTTTACCAGGGAGTCAAAACGCTCCGGGCAGTGCTTGCGGATGAGCTTCACGACCTGGTCGTTGTCCTCCCAGGTGATCTCGCCCTTCATCTTGCGGAAACCGACCTTGACGCCGTGGAAGATCTGGGTGCGCGGCCGCTCGAAGCAGACGGCGTTCTCGCCGATGATGTCGCGCAGGGTCTTGTGCAGCACGGCGGCGACGTCGACCGCCTGGCGCAGGCCCGGCAGCGCCTTGCGCTTCGCCTTCAGGATCTCGTCGTTGAGCGCCTGCAGGCGCTTGGAGAGCTCGCTCCGGGCGTCGGCGAATTGCTTGGTGGTGTACTCGATGATTTGCAGTGACACGGGATTACTCCTTTCGTAGATTCACGTCTTGAGCCTCAGTTGCCCAAGCAGCTCGGGCAGTGGGACGTGACGCAGTTTCGATTCGAGGGTGAGCGAGTGCAGCGCGCGGTCGCGGAGGAAGGCGCACGTTTCCTCGAGCTCCGCCGGATTCGCCGCGATGAAGTAGCCGGTCTTCGGGTGCCCGCACACGGCGATGCCCTCCATGCGCAGGTCCGAGATCGCGTGGCGGATCTCGCGCTCTTTCAGCTCGAGGATCTGGGCGAGGTCGACGCCGGCGATGCCGTTCACCTTGCCGGGACGGAGGGTCAGCGCGGCGAGCACCCGGGCGCGGTCCTGCGCGGTCATGCGAGCCTCCACACGCGGAACTTCTTGCCGTCCTGCCGGGTGCAGATCTGGAACCCGTATCTCTTCGCTGCGTTGTGCGCGGTCACGGCGTTGTCCACCAGGAACGACTCGTGCGATCCCGGGGTCATGCCCGCGAGAGTCGCCGCGATGCGCGGCCCGAGCGCATAGCGATCGCCGGGATTCGGGACGACGCTCGTCGTCGGCAGCGGCTCGGCTTTGAGCCTGGAGCGCGCTACGGGGGTGCCGGTGGGCTTCAAGAGCGCGCCTCCACGCAACGGCGCTTGGCATTCGTCATGTCGATGACGCGGTACCAATCGACCTCGACAGCGCCCGCGCGAAGGGCGCGCTCGATCCTCGACTGCTCCAGGCCGAGGTGCTCGTATACCGTGTAACGCTGACGAGTGACCTTGATGCCGATGCGCCGGCCGAGGGCGAGCAGCTCGTCCCGACCGGCCCTGAAGGGCAGCGTCGATATGGCATGCGATGCGCGGACCGGCCGGCCGCGCGAGATGAAATTCACCGGGGCGCCGACGAAGATCACGACGCGGCGGCCCTCTGTTTCCGCAGCCGCCGGCGTCGATTTGCGGCGTAGACGGTGCGCCACTTGTCCTTGTTCCGGAAGTAGTAGGCGCGCTGCAGCTCCGCGAGCTTGTCCTTGTTCCGGGAGCGGTAGGCGCGCTGGAGCTCCGCGATCTTGTCCTTGTTCCGGGAGTAGTAGGCGCGCTTCAGCTCCGCGATCTTGTCCTTGTTCCGGGAGTAGTAGGCGCGCTTCAGCTCCGCGAGCTTGTCCTTGTTCCGGGAGCGGTAGGCGCGCTGGAGCTCCGCGATCTTGTCCTTGTTCCGGGAGCGGTAGGCGCGCTGGAGCTCCGCGATCTTGTCCTTGTTCCGGGAGTAGTAGGCGCGCTG